GAGAATCTAAGTCAGTACTATAATTAGACTTTGATTTTGAATTTTTTTGTTCTGCTTCTTCTTCACTTTCACTCATTTCATTTAATATTTCTATATGCCCTGTAGATGTATCTACTTTAGCATTAAATGACATACCGTCCATACCATATCTATTTTTCATAAAATGAAATCTTCCTGTTCCGTTAATTTTATCTTTTTTCTGTCTAGAAAGAGATATAGCTACGTCAGCTATCATGATTTTATCATAAGATCCTGCAGCTTTATCACCTTCTATTATGTTGTCTTTAGCACCTGCTCTATTTACCTGGGATACGCTCCAGATTGGTAATTTAAGTTCACGGGCTAAGCCTTTAGTACTAATATAAATATCATCTATTTCATCTTTACGTTCACGATTTTTTCTTTTAGATGATAATAGATCAATATAATCAATAATAATCAAATCAGGTTTAAATCCTAAATCCATACATTTTCTAACATGGGATTCTATTGTAAGTATAGATGCTTTACCCATAGGGTATTCTCTAACTATCAAGTTTCCTGGTAGTTTAGGTATTTCTTCAGCTACTGTTGATTTGTTATCTTTTAGTTTGTCTACTGGGATGTTTGTAAAAAAAGCATCATATCTTCTGCCTATATATCCTTCACCTAATTCTAAAGTATAATGAATTACATTATACCCTAATTGTACTGCATATCCTCCTAATGCTATTAGGGACCATGATTTTCCTCCACCAGGATTACCAAAGATAAGTCCTAAATCTCCTTCACCTAATCCTCCTTGCATTAATTCATTAAAAACATTCCATGGAGTAGATATTGGTTTCCTATCATCTTCAACATATCTAGATTCGACATCTTTATTATATTCATGACCTATGTTTTTATCTTGTCCTGCTTTTAGAGCATTGTCAATCATAGATCTAATAGAATCATAATCTCCGGCTTTTAATAAGTCAACAGAATTAAGTAAAGCCTTTTTTAATTGTTGATTTTTACAAAAACCAGCAAATTCTTCTTGAATATATTTTAAATCTTCATCAGATGCTTTATATGATTCTTTTAGTTGTTCTTTAATAGCTACTTGTAAAACTTCATTATCTAATCTTTTTAATTCTACCTTCAATACATCCATGGTAGGAACAGTATGAAATTTTTCATAATACTTAAGAATTTCCTTTATAATCCATTTCTGGGCTTGGGATGAGAAATATTCATCGCTTAGCACATCATGTATATTAATAAGAAATTCTTTATGGGTTAGTAATGATGATATTACTTTTGTTTGAAAATTCGGACCATATCGGTCAAGTGATGATAGAGTCAAAACTTTTAATTTTTATGAGTTAATAATGTTGAATATAGCATTCTTTATTTGTTACACCTAATTAAATCTTGGAAGTTTTCTCTTAACCAGTATTCGGCATTATTGATTAATTTTCCTAAATTGTCTTCATTACACATTTTAATAAAAATCTCAGGTAATAAATTTAATTGTGACGGTTTAGCAATTTCATCCAGATATGTTTTTCCTACATCATCTATCATGGGGTTGGATAAATTCATTACTTTATAACTAGTTTTTAGATCTCTAATTCCTTGCACTATGCGAGCGTATACTATATGTTCTTCCATTTTACTCGCGCTAATTTCATGCAGTCTTTCCATAGTCACCAACCCACCCGCTAATTCAGGAAATCGCTTTAATATCGTTTTACTTCCAAGCCCTTTAACGCCTTTAATACTATCCGAATTATCCCCCAACAATGTTTTATATATAATAAAATTATGTGGAGGAATTTGAAATTTATTTATTACTGTAGGTATAGTATAATATTCTTTTTCTATGGGGCTATATATTACTACATTTTCGTTTATTAGCTGGATATAGTCTTTATCAGATGATATTATGAAGATTCGGTCGTTAGGTTGTTCTATTAATGATTTACTATAATATGCAATTATATCATCAGCTTCAACTTTATCTAGAGTTACAATCTTAACAGGGAGTGTTTTTAGATATTGTATTATACGAATAATTTGGCCAGCTTTGGCATCATTCTCATCATCATGATTTTCAAATATTTCCCAGTTGGTAAGACGTTGTATGTTTCTATTTGATTTATATTCAGGTATAAGATTTTTTCTATTATTAGATGAACCTATTCCATCAAATATTATGTAAACTTGAGTTGGTTGAGTTTGTTTTATTAGGGTTCCTAATGATCTTAAAAAGCCACCTAACCCCCCAATATGGACCCCATTCGTTGGGTTGACCATATTTAGGGTGGCAAAGTTTCGGAAGAACAAGTTTAGAGCATCTATTAAAATAATTCTTTCTCCATACTTGTTATCTTGCTTTTCATTTATATTATTTAATAAGCCTAGTAGTTCTTTTGATCTTGATTTCATATTATTCTTTCCCTAACATAGGTATATTTTTATTAAACTTTATCTTTTTTATTCCTATTCTCTACTTGATAAGTGTATCTAAACAATTTAGATATTCCTGTTGTTTCAAATAAAGGCCTCATCCATTCTATACGGAAAGCCTCCTTTCTATTCAGTTATATTATCTAATATATCTGATATATTACCTGATTCTTCCCATTCGCTGGAGTCTTCTATTATAGTAATTTCTCCTCCTTTATCTTCAAACCAGTCATTTGAGTTTTCTTTTTTGTATTTAGACATGGCTGGGTCAGTGTCAGGAATAAAACCATGTGGGGTTACTATTACTGTTGATTGGGTTGCAACTCCTATTCCGGTATGGATTTTGTCTATAGCTATCTTGGTTCTTTTAGCAAATTCAACATTCTTTTTATCCTTAACAGCTTTTATTTTTGAAGTACCACTGTTTGTTATATTCCCAAAGGTTATTACTAAAGTAGCATCCCAATACATAGCATCTCCTCCTTTGTTGGTCATTTTTGGTCTTCCCATAGGAGATTCTGCTGGTTGGACTCCAACCTTATTTATTACAAAAAAAGTATTAGTATATGGATAGTTAGATTTCCGGGACATAGTAAATTTCTGATTGACAAAATTTCCAAATTGGGTAGCCATAGCTCCTGCATTCCACTGGGGATTGTTGCTTTTTGCTTCTGTGCTTAATTTGCAAGGGATTGAGCCTACAGAATCCCATAAGAATAGCAAATCATAAGGTAAATTTCCCTTTTTCTGTTCATCTAAAATATCTAAGATAAAAGCAGATACATCTTCAATTGTGCTTATAGTAGATCTATCAACATAAATAAAAAACCCCTCATATGTTATATTAGTTGGATCTTCAGGATCTATTATTCGATTTAATTCAAAGCCCATTTGAGAAGCATGCTCAAAATCCCATTTCATTTCAGTAATAATGAAAACAGGAAGGATCCCCATCTTTTGAGCATTTACTGCTGTCTCTATAAGTAATGTTGTTTTTCCTGAGTCGGATCGTCCACGAGCTACTGTGAGATGCCCCATAGGTACTCCTTTTATAGATAAAGCATCTTTAATAGGATCATTAAATGGTATCCATTTTTGTTCTTTGAATTGCACATTGGTAGATAAACCTTTTTTATCTTTGAAGCTATCTAAATTAAATTTTTTCTTTATTTCGGAAGAAGCCACTTCCGATAAAGAGGGGGTACTCTTAGTTTTTGCCATATTGATAATATTTTTTTAGGTTTAATTATTCTTCATCTTCTTCAAACAAATCATCAAATTGATCTGCTTTACTTTTCTTCACTGGTGCCTTTTCTAATGAGTAGTTAGACTTAGAACTAGTTTTTGGGTTTGTGACTTCATTCTCTAGCTCAGTATCTGTATTAGGTGATGTACTTTCATCTTCTTCAGGTGCTAGCCAATCTTGAAGTAATTGTTTTATTTCATCAAATGTATAACGTTTGAATATTTTTAAAGGATCTGGTTGTTCATCAAGAAACTTTTTTACATCATTCTTATCATCAGATATAGGGGATGATTTCATTGATGGGCTAATAGTAGTTTTATTATATTTAGTTCCTGTTACTTCTGGTCCTACAGTAGTAATTTTTATATCACGACCTTCATAGATGTCTGTAAAGTCTCCTATTTCTTCATCAGCCGCCATATTTAGAAAATCTTGGTAAACTTCCTTTCCAAATTGCCATAATTTTACTCCTTCAACTTCTTCACCTCGTACAACAACAGGAGCAAATACCCTAACTTTAGGATCTAATTTCTTAGCTAAGCGCCAATTTTCTTTATCATTAGTTTGTCTTAACTGCTTAGCAAATTCAGCAATAGGATCTTTTTCACCCCAATTAGCAGGAGATGCTACTGTTTTACTATCAAAGATATAGTAGAACATCATTTCACTGAAAGGCATATCCTTGTTATACTTTGAAGGTAATACACGGATGGTTTGTTTTCCTATTGGTGGTTTAAAAAAATAATTTTTCTTTTCACCATTGGAACCACCAGTAGGTTTAGAGTTCAATGACTCTAATCGTTTTTTGATTTCATTTAAGTTCATAATAACTTTTTTTATTTAATAATAACCTAGTATACTAATAAGTTTTCCAAAAGCCAAACTATTTTAGTTTTATTTCTTTTTTTATTTTTATATTAACCTCTTTATCTATTTTTTTAGCTAAGTCTGATAATTTATTAGTTAATGGCATTGCTCCTTTTCCTTCAATGTCTATGACGATGGTTTCAGGTTCTATTCCGGGCTTTATTATAAATTTATTCATGGGGTAATCACTTTTTATAATTGGTTTATCCATGAATTGTTTAATTCCATTTTCTATTTCCTTAATTTTTGATGAACTTATTACTACTCTGCGAAACGCCCCCATATTTGGGACTGCATCTTCGTTTAGGGTTGCTATAATTTCTTCTTTGATAATTTGTTTTAATTCAAATTTTTTCATGAGTGATATTAAACTTCTATTATCTTATAAATTCTGGTTTTTAGCTGCTTTAGCTCATCATGTTGAGTTAGGAGTATACTATTTTTATAATGTTGCCAATTAATAGGGTAGTTTGTATCTACAATACCATTATTTAATTGTTTTATCAATTCATTTAAACTGTTTATAGTATACAAGACATTAAAATCTTTTTTACGATGAACTAATATTGTATTTGTAGGTATGTCAATTGTGTTTCCCTGCTCAATATTATAAGTACAAACATATTCATCATTAGACTTAATGTGTAACACAAATATTTTATTATATAAAATACTATATTGGGATATAATATCATCCAATAAACTATCAAGATTATCGGATGTAGTAAAAGTACAAAGCAATCTGTTATTCAACATGTATTAAAAAAGTATAAACCAAAACAATTATTATGTTACATATTATACATATTGTGTGTTTTTTTAAAAATTATAATCATATCCTTCCTTTTCTTTAATATTTAATTTATATTTCTTAAATATTTTTCTAATTTCTATTAATACTTCTTCTTCTCCTTCTTGGAAATCTAGGAGAAAACTATCAAATGTATATAGAATTAATTTAGTACTTTTTCCTCTTAATACTTTAAATATATCCCACAGTATGTTAATATTATTTGCAGTCTCTAAAGCTTGTAATAAATAATTTAATAACTTTGGAGGATTCATATCTGGTAATTTCTCTTTATAAAAGCAATGTTCTGAGATAGGTGTTGTTATTTTTCCATCATTATTGAATTTATTCCATAGATTATCAGTATATGTTTGAGTCAGTTGGAAGAATTCTAAATTCTTATATTGGGGAAATATACCTCCATACAATTGTCGGAATGTTAAACTTTTGGCTTCAATATAATTTACTCCATACATGTTTGCAAATTCTTGATGTATGTCTTCATTTTTAAAGTCATAATTTATTAAATGGGACAGCAATGTGGGATGATACGCTCTAATATCTATTTCTATTAATTTCGAATTTCTGGGTATGAATATTTTTCGAGTATTATCTTCTTTGTTTAATGCTGCGTAATTTACTCCTTTAAATCTGTTTGAAGGTCGAGTGGTTGTTGTTTTGAAATTGTATTGAGTGTAGGTAAGATCATTTTCAATTGGATGGAATTTGTTTTGGAATTGTTCAGGATATACTCGTAATCCCATCCGCTCAATAGCGTTGAATACCACTGTGGCTTTTTGGTTGAAAAAGTTGTTGATAGGTTCATATATTTTGGATTTTAAATCATCAAATATTTTTTCACAATATTCATAGTGTTTAGATATAGGGATTATTCTATTTATATCTTTTTTATTATAATACTTATTGTAAAAATATTCATGGGTTTTAGTTAATGATAAATCATAACTACTATTCAAAGTTATATCAAATATGTTAGGTAATACTATATAATGAAGAAATTCTTTTTTATCTCTTACATATATTTTTTTATATTTTTTTAATAATGTTTCTATAACACTCTGGTCTATGTTAAATGATTCACTATGATTTACAGGGATTATGTATCCTTTATGGCTATTTAGTGGGCGCACATATATTAAAGATAAATAATTATTAACAGGATGGGTATTATTATTGAATGGAACTAATTCAATGAAAGCTTCGTTAAATTCACACAGAGCAAATTCATTAAGTTGTTCATAGGATTCAATTAACCAAAACATTTATTATAACCTTTTACATAATATAATAAAAATTTTGTGGATTTCCAAATTTTACTTATAAAATTGATTATAATCTTCTTTTAAAAATCTCCCTAAACCTTTTTTCCCTAATCTTTGTTCAGCTAATAGTACAATATTTTTATTAGTATTATATACTTGTTGTTTACCACCAACTAACGTCCATTGTATTAAAAAAGGAGTATATGCTTCCCATGACCACTCTTTATTTTGGGTTTTTATAGCATCATACGTATTTTGGTTTATTTCTAAAAATTTAGATTCATTTATTTTAACAATGAAATATCTTACAAATGAACCTAAATCATAATTACTTTGGATAGGTTGAGGATAATATTGGGAGGGGACAATAAGACCTGTTGGGTTATTTAGGTCAATCCCTTTTAATTTAGAATAATCTATTATTAGTATACTATTTACTAATTCAGCTTTATTATCTGAAGGGACAACTGGGGTGTCAATGAATGCAATTTGTGATTTATTTTCTAGAGCTTCAAATGTTTTAGCATTTAATGTTGTCAGTTCTAGTTCATCATTTGGTTTTTCATT